GCCTGAGATTGATGCCGAAGCACTCAGCAATGCAATATACCCACTCGTTCCAGATACACGACCATTCACCGAAGCTGTGGCCTGTACCAAAGAATTTACATTGCTCCGGCCATAACTGATTGAAGTCAATGATCCGGTAGCCACAATCGTAGCTCTTTCTGATCCAGCCCCTGCGATCCTTCCTGCAATTGAACCTGTTGCTGCAATCGTAGCATTTACTCCTGATCGGCCACCAATTACAACCACTCCAGAAACTATTGCTGAAAGTGTTGCATTTGTATTGCTCCTGCCATAATCAACTGCAACCGGATTTACTGTACCGGATATCGTAGCTCTGGAAATTCCGTTGCCATAAACAATCAATGATGCAGAGGCTGTTGCTGATATCTGAGCAACCACATTGCTTGATCCATTTGTCTTACCACTTAAATCATCTCCGGGTACTATTTCAATTGTAGCATTCGCAGAACTAAAACCATAATCAACAGATACCAGTGATCCAGTAGCGGAAAGAGTTGATCGTACTCCAGCACTTCCGGAAATCCTTCCGGTAGCTGATCCAGTTGCATTGATGCTTGCTCTCGTAGATGATCCTCCAGATATAACACCAGTGATTTGAGATAAAGCTGCGCCACTTGACAAGGCAATATCAAAACTGCCTGCACCATTATCTCGTAGTTGTATATCAAAGGCCATTATACCGGAGTTGCAGTTTCTGATCTACCAAGCAACAACCCTGATTCCCTTGCCTCAGTGTAAACTTGCTCAGTTGGATCGTACCATGTAAAAGAATATGAACCATTACCAACACGACTTGTTTTATCAAGCACTCTATTATCATCTGCCGATATCAATGAAATATTTACAGTTCCACCGGATGAACCAGTTATATCTCCAGCCACGGTATATGGTATTGCATGAACCGTGATAACTAATCTCAATGAAGTGTGAAGTGTTGTCAATCCAGAAAACCGATATTTTCTTGCCGTTTCAATATTCAGTTTTATATTCTGACGATAAATGTCATTCGGGTATTTCCTGAAATAATCATTCTCATCTGGACAAATATTAGTGATCCAACCAATTTCAGTAGGGCCGTGTGTGCCGAGTTTACTCATTACCGCCCATCCATCTGCCTTTGAGGATTCACCTGCAAGTATTTCAGCATACAAACACAGATAGTTCCTTACTGATGCAAAAATATTAAACTCATACCCAACGGCTGATAAGAAATAATTTGCTGGTGTTAGAATCGGTGTTCGCTGGTTAGCCGTTGCAATCTCCAAATTCACCGCACCTGCAATTCCCATATTAAAGCCACCACCAATATAATAAACTAATGTATTGTTATGAGCCTGAATACCTGAAGCAGAAACATCGGATTCATAGTTTATATAAAACCATCCATTCATATCCAGAATAGCATTCGTTGCCGAACTGGAATAAACGAGCATTCTGATTATATTTTTTCCTCTGGCAAAAGATAACGCTGTTCCACCATGAGCAAGATCAAGCCTGTGCGCTACAACCCTACTTCCTGCATGAACTCCCATTGAATTGCCAACATATGTCCTTGCTGTCGTTTGCGCTCCTGTTGCTTTTCCAGTACCCTCAAACATCATTACCAAGTTCACAGAACTTGTCAGACCGTAAAATACCTGTGCGCCACTTTGCTTAATGGTTATTGTTCCCGGCTCTGCTATAACAAATTCAGATTCATAAACCGCACGATCACCAGCAACCGTTCCCATCACCATGCCAATATCTGACCTGATCGGTATTCTGATTGAATTCATTACCCTTCCTGTCGGCAAATCACATTCGTATGTAATATGAATAATTGCATGAAGTCCTTCAAATCTACTTGCCAACGAAGACCATGCTTGAAAATCCTGAACTGCGGCTGGATTTACAATGGCCGTTATATTCCATAAATCATACCATCGGGTCGATCCATTGAGTCCTCCTTCAATCAATGATCTTACCGCAGTCGTGCTTCCAGAAATGGAATAACTAATTGAGAAATCTGTAACTGCGGCACTACCATCAAGGGCGCTTACCTCCAACCATATCTGTCTATATGTTTTATTTGCTTCAGGCAAATAGGTATTTAATAAAGGAATTTGACCAGTTGCTGAAGTTCCACGAATGTTTGTATTCGCTACCGTTCCGGCAAATGTCGTAAGCCCCTCAAGGGGAAAGCTCACTGTTTTTATTTGTCTTGCTGAAGTTCCTTCATAGCTATATGTAATGAAAACTTCACAGGTTATTTGCTGAACAACATCAATTACATCATGTTCGTATCTGCACAAAACCCCAAGCGTGTGGCTCGTCCCTACATAGTTATTTACAAAATGGGTTGTTGCATCGAAATCAATACTATGAGAATACGGATCACCTGATTGAGCTAAACCTGTTCCTGTTAAGTCTGAGGCTGCTGGAGTTACAGCATCAATCTGGCAAGTACACCTAACACCATCAAGCCTACGTGCTGTTGTGGTTGTACACATCATATGAGTAAGCCTGATGATAACACTTCTGAATGTTTTGGAAGATTCAGGTAACTGTATTGTGATATCCCCAAAATCATGTTCTGCAGCACCAGCCAAAGTCGTTGCAGTTGCTAAGGTTGTAAGTCTTGGATCAAAGGCAAATCGAACTGTTTTTTCACCAATTGCCATAACTTAAAATTGTAGGTTATTATTCAAATACTCACTGAACGAATCTCCATTCTTAATAATTTTTTTCCATTCGCCACCTTTATTATGAAAATGAAATTCGCTTTTATTTCTAATCACATTCGTTAGACGATCAATCTTTCTTGCCACTAAATCATTATCATTATTCACAATCACTGACCGGATTCCGGGCATCCTGATTCCCTGCTCTGCTGCCGATTGCATGGAAGGATACACAACCGAATGCGCTGGTATATTCATTACTGTCGGCACTGCTGGAGTTTCGATCATCTTTCCGTCCGGAGTGACCACGATCTCTTTCTGGCCACCGTCACCAACAATTGAAAGTCCTCCGGGAGCATCCTTTGTACCTGTTCTGAATTTTGGTATTGGTTGAGCAATGGCCACTGCCAACTGACCAGCTCCAATTGCACCTGCAACCACCGCAGCCGGGATGTTTGGCGTTGGTGGAGTGCCAAGAGCTTTCACCACGTTCAATGCTGTTTGCCCTATGATCTGGCCAATCGTAAACGCTCTTTCATATCTTGCCCGTTGTTGATCAACCAGCCTCTGTCTTCTTTCAAGGCTTTCACGTTGAGCTTGCGCCCTTGCACTGATTACCGTAATCTTATCGGCTTTTTCCTGTTGGCTTAGTGTGCTGGCGTTCACTGCTTCGATCTCAGCCTGTGACCTTTTTTCAAGCAATTCGATTTCTTCCTCAATTGCATTTTTCTGAGCCGTAGCCCTTGCATCCAGCATACCCAAAACAAATGTTCCAAGCTCCTGATAAGCAGTAAGAACTTTGCCAATAGCATCAGCCTGTTCTTCAAACATTTGAGCTGCACTATCTTGACCCTGACCAGTTTCAGCCTGAGCCAGTGCAACCCTTGCTTTTGCCAGTGCTGCTTCGGATGCCGTTACGTCTTCGCCCCTTGACTTTGCCAGTGCAATATATTCTTCGGTGAATTTTATTTGCTGTTTAAGAATTTCAATATTTGCATACTGCTCAATCCTTGCTCTCTCATTTGCATATTGCTTTTCGGTTATTGCTCCTTCCTGATATTTCTTTTCCAGTATCAATAATTCAATGTCACGGTTCTCATTGATCCGGTTGATCCTTTTCTCATTATTGGTATTGATCAAAGCCAACTCAGCTTCAGATTGCTTTTTCGCTTGATCTTTAAATTGAGCTGTTATCTCATCGTCATTAGCCTGAAGTCTTGAATTATAGCTCCTTTTAATTGAATCCAAATCATTTTGCAATGTCTGCTGAATTTTCACTTTCGCATATGCTGTTTTCTGTTCGATCTCAGCAATCTTTGATGCATTACCATTTGCATTGAATATCTCTGCCTTATAGTTACCTTCAACGATCTGCCTTTCCAGCTTTGCGGCTTCCATCCTTGCGTTCAATCTGGTATTCAAATACAATGTATCTCCTTTGGCCAACTCCTTGAATAACGCCTCTTGATCCTTCAGCTCATCAGAAAAAAATGACTTGCTTTCTCTGGTTGCTTTTGTTTTTCCTTCTTTACCCTCAGTCTTATCAGCCAATGTATTTTTCTCTTTGAGTAGCATGATCTCTGTCTGAAGACCTTTCACTATCGCTGCACTATTCAATGCAGATTGCTGAGATGATTTTGACTTGTCGGTTTTCAATCTCTGTTGATCATTCAGCAAAAGTTGATATTGAACTTTCAACTGTTTCTCCAGCTCAGGTATTCCACCCTTCACGCTTTTCACAAATGATACACCGTACTCATCAGCAGCCTTTTTCATATCCTGAAATCCTCTTGCCGCTTCACTCTTTGCAAACTGTTCTGGATTAAAAATAGAATTATACAATGCACTAACATTTTCGCTAAAACTTGTAATACCTTGAATAATTCCAGCGAAACTTTCCAATGCAGCAACTTTTATTTTCGCCCATATAGGTAAAAGAGTTTCTCCAAGCTCACCCTGTAATGTTCTTATTCTTTCCTCAGCTACCTCAATACTACCAGTAAGCGTATCTCTAAATGCAAATCCTGCACCATCTACCTTCCCTTTCAAATCAGTCATAACAATACCCAATCTTTCTGTCACAGTTGAAGCATCTCTTACATTAATGCCATACTGTTTAAGCTCTTTCCCTTGACCATTCAATCCATTTATTATTTTTTCAGTTGCCTCTGATAAACCAATTTTTGCTTTTGCTGCAAAATCAATTATTACTGGAGTTAATTCTGTCATTTGCTTCTCTGTCAACTTTCCATACGTTGTTAATTTATCAAAAATTTCTATAACATCATCATCTCCAAAATATCCAAATGTTTCTGATAGCTCTAATGCCTGTGTTTTCAATCTTTCAAATGATTCATCCTTACCTACACCTTCAAGAGTGTTTTTAAATCTTGAATATGCCATTTCTGCCTTTTCTACTTCTTCGATAGCACCGCTAAAAAATTGACCAACACTTGATAATCCAAACAATGCACCACTGATACCAGCCAATGCAACTCCAAAACCAGAAAATGCACTTGCATAATTACCAACATTCCTTTGAAATCTTCCAGTACCTGCCTCAAGGTTTTTCAATTCATTATTCACATCGTTCAATTGCTTTTTAATTCCTTTGCCAATTGAACTATTTCGCTGTGATCTATCCAAATTATCATACGTCTTTGTAAGTAATGCAAGTTTCGCTTTCAGGTTCTCAACCGATCCGGCTGCACTGTTCTCTTCTTTTACTTGCTGCCTGATCGTAGCGTTTAAATTTGCCGCAACGTCCTTTAGCTTAACCTGCTCTTTAGTCAATGCACTCATTCTCTTTTCATACTGATCTGTGGAAATCTTACCTGCATCCAAATCCTTTTTTAATCGGCTCATTTCATCGGCCACAGATTTGATCAATAAATTATACCGTGTAAGAGTTCTCGTATTTTCAGCAAGTCCTGTTCCAAAATCTCTTTGTGATTTTGCTGTCTTCTCTGTCACCTCTGCTGTTTTTTCCTGAGCTGCTGACATGCGCTTTTGCATATCCAGCATTTTTGTATATTCTGCACTCAGTTTTTCTGAGGTGGAAATCAGTTCTTTTTCTTTTTCTGCCATCTTTGACATAGCATCGTTCACATCCTTGATGCCTTTGGCCTGTCCAAGTTGAGTATTCAGCGCAACGCCTTTACTGATCAACTCTTCAAAAGCCTTAACACTACCGGAAACACCTAACTGAAGTTTTTCAAATTCCTTGAAAACCTGTTCCGATACCAACGATTCAATTCTTTCTGTTGACATACTTATTTGTTTTTATTGGCTTGCAGTTCAATCTGCTTCCAATATTTCTTTTCAAGTGAAACGAATTTCAACACACTCATGCTTTCAAGGTTATATGTTACTCCCTGCATTTCTTCTATCGCAATGAGCATACCTTCAAACCATTCACGCTTTGGCTTCCAATCACCACGCTTTGCATTTACGTCTTCCAGTTTTTTAATTAACTGTTGCAATAAAATGTATTTTGTCTTCGATCTGTTTGCAATTGTATTCAGATCGTCCAAATAACTAACTGGTATTTTTATTTCAGGATTAAACGAATAGCCAAGATCATTGATCGCTTTGGCTATCACTTCATTGTATTCAAGTGTTAGAAACCTTATGCACTGCTCCAGTAAAAACAGGTGGTTATTCCAACGCTTAATATCTCTGCTTAAAGAAAATGATTCCATTCCCTCAATGGATTCTCCCTTCAATTCATGGTACTCTTCGATGATCAGTAACCATGTTTCATTTAATAATTTTTCTGGAGCTTGACCAAGAACGCTGAGATCGTTCTCACATAAACAGGTCACAAACTTATCCATTGACAATTCTCTGCAAGTGCGTAATATATTGAACTGCAATGAGGTTGTTACTTCGGGCTGCTTCGGCTTCCATATAGCGGTAACTATCCGGGCCGGACTGATATACGATAACCATTTTTTGAATCTGTACAGCATAATTTTTTGCCTTTTGAATTGTGTCTTGCAAATGCTGTTGCAATTCTATCTCTGTCAATAAACAACCCGGACAACCCATATCAGAAATTTACACCAATCTTATTGAAGATCCTTTTTTTCAACGCTGGCATAAAGTAGTTTGGAAGATATTCTTCTCTTTTGCTTTCATCACTTAATCCAAGTATCTCTTCACCATATTTTGCTTCCAGCTTCTTTCTTTTGTTATCCGTAGCCGTTACCGTGTAAGTATCACTTTTCACATTCACTTTTATGCTGGCCCAAAACGCACCAGTGAATTTAAGCGTTACCCTGTCCACTGGCTGCCCAAGCATTTCTTTGATCCTGATCGTAAACGGTGCATAAGGTGGCTCAATCATTTTATCATCGGCTCTCTTACCGACAAATAACTGTCCACGGTTCAACTCAGCAATATCTTCAGCCGTGTCTTTTATCGTTCCGATCACTTCCTTGCGGATATCGAACTTTTGCAGGTCTTTATTGAGCTTTATCAGCGTTAATGCCACTGGTTGATATATTAAGAGGGCCGGAGCTTCCGGCCCCCTGTATGAGCTTATATGCAATTGTGAATAGCGTTTTCCTATCACTGTCCGAATATCCTTTGAACAAACCTGAATCAAAGCACTCTTTAATGAATTCCTGTTCTGAAAATTTACTCCAATACAGTTCATTGAAGTCAGTGCCTTCCAGATTCATTAGGACATTGGAGCTTCGATGATCAGCGCATCCTTACCGTCAAATCCAACCACGTTGATAGGAGCTGCCTGTAACACTGTCGGAGCTGCCAATGTCAGATATACTTTATCTGCCGCATTGAATGCTGCAAGGTTAAGGGTAACATCCCATCCACCATCAGTCGGATTATCGGTCACGGTTGTTATCGCCACGGTTGCACCAAGTTCATCAACCGCCTTCCATGCTGTAACCTGTGACAGATTTGCGGCATATGCAGTATGAAGATCAACTTTGCTGATCCGGCTGAATACCTGAACTGTGGCCACGTTTGCAGCGATATCGACAAGTGCAATATCAACATCCTGAAGACCAGCAATATCAAACAGGTTGAATGATGTTGCTTTCAGGAAGCCAAGATTACCCTTATTCATATACACTGGATTGATAACAAACCTGAGCTGGTAGCTGGCCGCATCTGCTCCGGTAGCGAATCTCCACGGATTCACATAGAATATATCAACCGGAATGCCTTTCAGCTTACCAGCAGATTTGTATCCATAGAGAACACCGTTATCATCGTAAAAAAGGAAATGCTTATTCGATCCAGCATTCTTTGCTATTTCCTGATGCAGCGATACGCCACCAGCGAAATACCTGAATGTGAAATCATAAAAACCATCACGGTTCACATACTTGAATCCGTAATCGGTTGTAGTTATGGAAACATCCTCTGTGTTGTCCGTAACACTGGCGAATTTATGGAGTGGAAAAATCCTGCTTCCGTATGCTGCAACAGCTTTCGATTCCAGAAAGGCACGTAATCCTACTACGTCACCCTCCGCAATTTCAAAAGTTGAAGGAACTTGGAAAGCACCAATAATCTTCGCAGGTTCAAGGAAACAGTCACCATATCCGGTGTTACCGTAACCTGTTGCGCAAAGTGGATTATTAATGTTCATGCTATTGAGTTATTTACTGATTAACAAATTTTGTTTTTTATGTTCACTGATAAATTGCTTATTTCAATACAATCAATGTAGTCACCGAATACATTCTTATTGTTTATTGAGCTGCCGTAAAAATAAGCATCCGTTTCACTGTAACTAATCTCAGTTGGAAAAGTGAATTGTTTATGCAATTCAATTTGCTTGATCAATTCATTTTTTATTGGATGCAATACCGCTTTGAAATTTACTTCCGTTCTCTTCTCACTGAAGTATTCTGGCTGAGTTATATTCATAACCAACAACCTCAAATCAGCAGTTCCGTAAAGGCCGGGAATGTTTTTCGTAATGGTAATATCTGTAAGCAGCACAACCAGTGGAAACTTTGCGCCCCTTTCAGGACTTTCACTGATAATCTGTAATCGGTTTCTGATCTCTAACGGATGCCCATACATATATTTGATTTCCGTGTCACCAAGCGGAGCTGCGACATTCACCGCATCCACAATGGCTTTCATTTCATCAACTATATATATGGGCAAACTCATTAGATATTAAGCAAATTAATTGTACGAAATTTTGTCATGCATACATTAGCACTATCCCACTCACTATAAAATTCTTTATTGTTTTGCAGGAAGTACCAAAGCTCTTGCACTCTTCGGCTAACCATGTTCCATGAATCTACCATCTTCTGTCCGGCTGTTACCGGGATTGAATTTTCGTTGGTTGTTTTCTGCTCACCAGTTGAAAGAGTTGCTGTATGCTTATTGCGCTGATACCAGTAGTAAACATAGTTTGCAATGATGCTCACTTTGTTACTCTTGTCTTCAACCAATCCGGCCCACTTTCTTGTCTTTCCGTACTGATCAGTGTAAACCTTACCATCTCTCAGGTCAATAAATCTCTGAGCCAATGGATCAATAAGCATAGCCGCTTCCATTGCAGCATATAAGTCTAAACCAAGCACCTCACTAAGAAAATCATTTTCATGTTTCCTAATGAAGTGCTGTACTGTCAAACCCATAGGACTGTAATCCGAGTTCGGTATGCTTATGTCACCAACGAAAAAAGAAGTATCAATGAGATTCATTTCACATTAAAATTTAGCTTCCAGAATCAATCAGAGCAATTACAGTGTTCAGGTTGTAATAGCTCAATGCAGCTTTCCGGTTGTCGCTGATATAATCATGGTAACGGATTTCAGCAACAACGCTGAACTGGTTACGTCCGAAATCATCATTGATCCATCCGATCTTCAGCACTAAGTCTTTGTACAAATCAACTTTGTACTGAGTGATATCACCAACCAGAAGCTGACCTTCAGAAACTTTGTTGGATTCACGCAGCCTTGAAGTGATCAATGGCAAAAACGGTGGCATCAGATATTCACGCTCTACTGCACTTTTGGTCATCATGGCCAGAGCTGAGGTAATCGGATTCACACCCATGAAGTTTGCAATGTAGTTTTTGCTGCCGATCTGAGCCAGACCTGCAAACATTGCATCCCACATATTTGAATCATCCACTTTACCATTCAGGCCAGTGATTGTATAACCGGGAGCAACTGCAATGATCGCAGCTTGCAGGGTATCATCAAACTTACGCATAACTTCATCCTGCAACATTCTCCTGATTGTTGTACCGAATCCGGGAAGATCATCTTCAAACTCTTCTGTGATCGTGCTTAATGCAGCGATCTTCTTAGCTGAAGAAAACTCTACCTTGAAACGGGTATTCCATCCGGGCTTCAAAGCACCTTCCTGAACAGCAGCAGCACCACCTTCAGTTGATGTTTCATTAACCCATGCCAAACGGCTTTGATTTGTCCGGCCCATGTCCACGTAATTCATGATGAAATTCGGGTTACGTGTAATCTCAAACAATTCCAAAGCTGTTCCACCGATACCGGGAAGATAAGGGCTGTTAGGCGGTGGGGTCATTGGCTGAATTACGTTTCCAATACTGGTGATACCAGCAGTCTTCAGATCAATTTCCATAACACCAGCACCAGCTTTCTGGATTGCTTTGATATCATCCACTTTACTTTGCAGGTAAGAATCAAGGCTTACCAAAGGAACTGGCTTAGTGTTTTCCTTGATCGTTTTCATTTCGATTCCCTGCTCCTGCATTGACTTTTCAAGGCTTGTAAGTTTTTCATTCACCTTCGCAACCTCTTCGGCTTTGAATTTGTTGAAATCCTCTTCAGTCATTAAGCCTTTCTTCATGCTTTCAACCTGACCATTCAGGCGATCCTCAGCAGTTTTCATTTCTGCTTTGATCATGTTCGCAGCCTCAATGCCTACTTTTTCGACAAGGGCTTTAAATTCTTTTTCGTCCATTACCGTAAAATTTAAAGTTTAATAAAATTTGTTTTCTGTATTGCTTGTAACACATCGAATGATTTTTCAGTGGGCTTTACTGGCGGCTCATCATGAGTGCCTTCGTCCGGCTGATCTTTCACTTCCAGTGTTGGAGTCAAAAAGTTACTACCAAATAAAACGGCTGAGTTTTCAAGTAACTTGAACTCAGGCACTACCCAAAAGTAGCCTTGCTCTTCAGCTTCTTTTCGGTTTATTATCTGGCCAATATATTTGTTGTAAATGTCAAACTCTTCATCATACTCTTCATCATTGATCGCAAGCAACAGTTTCACATACTGAAGGCCGATGCTGTGTTGCTTGATCCTTCCCTCTTTATACTGAAGGAATGCCTTCGGATCGTAATCTTTCCTCACATCACTTTCCATGATAATAGCTTCAGCCGATCCAGATTGTTTCAGGCCAAGCTCTTTCAGTGTAAGCTCTTTCAAATAAATATCAACAACGTCACCAATGTTTGAATCAATTTTATGTTCATGGTTTTTCAGGTGCGGTATCATTCCCTTTCTTTCACGTATGCTTTTCTTCGCAGCTCCGGGCAACAGAACATCACCTTGACTGTCCATCCAGTTAGCAGTATTTGCTACAATCTTAACCCTGATCACATCCGGATTGCTTTCAGTAGCTCCAGCAGCTTTGGTTGTGAATTGCTTTTCAACCACAAACTCAGGAACTTTTACCATGATATCACTTTCCTTGATAATTGATTTCTTTTCTGCAATCAATTCAGATTTGTGTGCAATCAGAAAATCAAACTTTTCTTTTCCGGAAAGTGTTTCAACGATTTTATTTTTCATTTCTGTATAGTTGAATTATTTTTCAATTTCTCAATCTTCAGTTTGTTCACCTTCTTGATCAGTTTCATCTTCTCCACCTTCTCCTGTATCTGTTCCTGTTTCTTCTGTTCCGGTGTCTGTTGCTGTTTCATTTGATTGATTTTGTGGGGCTGGATTTGCAGCTACCCATTCGTTATAATATAGATCACCTCCCGGCCGGGGGTCTTCACCAAGTAATTCAAGCGCACGATTCATAGTAATAAATCCTTCCTTCCATTCAGCTATAACTTCACCGCCCATTGTCTGCCTTGCTTGAGCTTCCTGCAATTTGTCTTCCTGCAAAACAGCAATGTGACTGTAATCTTTCTCAATCCTGATATTATATTCTTTAAGTCCAAAGAAATTATTCCATTGCTCATATATGCTTTCCCCTTCTGGAATAATTGCATCCTGATAAAGCAATTTCTTAAACTCCTTCAAGTCTGCACCAGCAAGCGAATTGCTTTTCAGATTCGACAATAACCGATACGGGTAGTTGTACGAATCAGAAATAGCCATTGTATCAGCCTCAACCTCTTCAAATAGCATCAACTCTCTTATAGATGATCCCATTGATTGCCATTTCAGGCTTGCACTTGTGATTATAAATTGCCATTGCTGGCCAAGCGTTCCGTATTTCCTAAACTGGTTTTGCAGCTCTTCTTTATCGGTTTCAGTCATTGGCAAAGATGCATACTGTCCTGTGCCGGGGTCTTGACTTAGAATGCCCAGTGCGCCACGATAGTTAATCAATACGTTCCTTGATTCATATGCCCCAAGTATATTGTTGATCGGCAGTTCAAGGCTCTTCAAACGGCTCTCAGGTATCACCATTGAATTAAATGAAGGAGTGAAATCTCTAAATATCCACAGGTCTTCAATCGGCAATTCCTGTTTTACTCCTTTATAATTTATCGTGATCTTTTTAAGTATTCCTGATAAATCAGTTTGATAAAATAGCTTTTTCGTTTCTTCAATGTCAATCATCGAAGGTGGGATGTTCCATAGTGCCTTTATGTCTTCTGGCTTATTGAATCCAACGGGGTTGATTTTTAAAACAGGACAGAAACCAAAAATCTGCATGTAGATATACTGCTGTGCCTCAAACTGTTTCCAGCTTTGCAGTGGATTTGGCTTATTGAATAGCTCTTTGAGTTTGCTAACCAGTGGCCCTGTTGTTACCTCTTTGC